GGGGTTTTTCGTTACGCACGATGTCCCCTCCTGCGCTGTTCCGCGATCGTCTTCCGCCCGTGGCATGCGCGGCATAGGACCTGGAGGTTCTCCTCCTGGTCGCCGCCGCCGTCCTCAAGGGGGATGATGTGGTCCACATGAGCCGAGGCCCCGCACACCGCGCCGCACGATCGGCATCGCATCGCGTCGCGTATGAGGATCCGAGACCGGAGCGCCCGCCATCCGGCGCTCGTGTAGTGGGCGCGTTCCTTCGACGGCCTGGTCCTCGCCCGTGGCGGCCTCCATCGTGGGATGTCATCAGGCACTAGGCTACTCCTCGGGGTTCAGTCGGTTGAATCGTTCGAGCCGCATGGCGTGTACCTCGGCCTTGCGTTGCTCGATCTCTTCGGGTGAGGGGTCGGCCGATCCACATCGCCAGCGGCCGCCGCGTCCGATGCGAACGTCGGCGAGCTGGTCCTTCAATCGGTACGCGAGGATCGAGACCGGGATCGCTAGCATCCATGCAACTTCGTCGCGGGTGTGGCCGAGCTTGAACAGCTCACGCGCCCGCTTCTCCTGCTCGGGTGTGAGGAGTAGCTTCGGGTTACTGTTCGGCGTCTTCATCGAATGTTGTGACCGTGATCTCTGTCCTCGCCTCTTCGCCCTCCTCGGCGTATCGCCGCTCTACCTTCGCCAAGACGACCTGGTCGTCGTCGATCCAGACCCCGGCCTTGGTCAGTCCGTCGCAGACTCCCTTGGCGAGGTTGTCCCAGTCGCACTTAGGCGGGTACGTCCGCGCTCCCTTCCGCAGTCCGGTCGAGTGTCGATGCGACTTCGGTCTCTCAAAGATGAACGCGAGCCAGATCGCGACCGGTTGGTCCGTCGGCGTCTTCACGAGCCGGGCGGCGGCCTCGACGATCCGAGCCTTGTACGCGCGGATCGGATGGTCCGTCGGGATGTACGCGATCCCGCGGCGCGTGACCTGGTGCCGCGGTTGCGGCACGGGTTGCCCTGGGATCTGAAACGCCATGAGCATCGCCGCGGCTCCTGCCAGGCCGAGGCCGGGGAGCTCGGGCCTCCCCGGTCCTCGAGCTCGGTCTAGCGATACCGGATGACGGCGAACCAGCGGCCGTCGGCGGAGCAGGCGATGCCTTCCTCGACGATCGTCCGCCTCCCGAAGAAGCAGCAGTTCCGCCGGGCCTGCTCGGGGGTCGAGCCGCATCCGATCCCTTCGACCTGGCTGCAGCTCGAATGAACCAGCGTCCCGCGGCGGGCGAGGACGATCGCGTGATCCTGGGCCGTGACGATGGCGACCGGACGACGGACGACGATGGTCTCGGCGGCGACCGACGAACAGGCGGCGACGACGAGAGCCAGGGCGAGAACGAACCGCATAAGAGCCTCCATGCACAAGGGATGAGGCCGGACTCCCGGCCGATCCATTCACGCTATGCGAGGTTTTTCCCTGGTCTATGCGCTAGACGACGGTGTTTAGGAGACGGTTCCGCAGCTCGATCGTGTCCCAGTCGACATCGCCCTCGTAGGCGACCGCGACGATCTCGATCCCGTGCTTGTCCCCGAGCGCCACCGCGAGCGCCCCGAGGCGGACGAGCGAGATCGTCTTCACCGGCGCGTCGAAGGCGGCCCGGAGGTAGAGCTGCCTCCCGGCGACGTAGGAGTCGAGCCAGAGCTTCGCGGGGATGTCGGCCTTGTCCGCGAACGAGAAATATTTCCCGGCGGTCTCGGCGAGGACTTCTCTAGAGATCGGGATTTCGTCGCTCATGTGGTCAAGCATCGCCGGGGTCGACTCCGGGTTGAATCGTTCCGCCGATCACGCTGCGCCCTCGCGGCGGCGCCGCTCCTCGAGCTTGCGGCGGGTCGCCTCAAACCGCGCCGCGTCGGATCCGCCGAACGCCTGGGGAGGCGGCCGGTCGTCCGGACGACCGGACCGCCGTCGGGGCTCCTTCGGGGAGTCGTACTGACCACCAAGGACCCGGTCGACGAATCCGTCCGCGAGGAACTGCCAGAGCGTCACCGGGGTGTCGAAGTACCGACAGGCCTTTAGCCGGTCGATCGCCTTCGGTGCCGCTGCCATCCATTCCGCGTCTACGAGCCGTAGCGTCGCTTCTGGCGGTGGGTTTGGGTTTCTCCACTCAGCACCGCCCCCGAGGTTCCACGCGTCCCTAAACGCGAGCCAGGCGTCGGAGGACGCTATCGGCGATGCGGCGGTCTCTTCCGCTGCTTCCTGCTTCTCCGAATCGCTCACGCGTGTGGAGGAGGAGGAGGAGGATACTGTCCTCTCCTCTCCTCTGGTAACGGTCGCGTCGCGCTTGTGCGCGACGGTGTCGTCGCGCTCGCGTCGCGCTTGTGCGCGACGGTAGCGCGACGCGCGTTCCGAGTTGGAGGCCCGGGCCTTCGCTCCGGACGAGAATCTCCGGTCAAAACCGGGGATTGTGGCCGTCCCGGCCTCGGGGTCGAAGGCGAGCCAGCCGACGGCCTGGACGGCCAACCAGAAGGCCGCGTCGCCGCCGCAGACCCGAGCCAGGCGGTCGGGGGTCGCCCTGGCCGTCCCGTCGGCCGTGTTCAGGCTTGCCCATCCCCACATTTTGTAGAGCCGGTAGACGACGACATCGACGACCTCGCCAGTGATGTCGCACAGCTCGAGGACCTCGGGCTTCTGGTCGAGCGCGATGTCGATCGGGATCCATTCACCTGCCATGTTTCACCTCGTTTTGAAAAACCTTGCCTTGCATTGCCTTGCCGGGCCGCGCCAGGCCCCGCCGTGCCGCGCCAAGCCGTGCCCCGCCATGCCTTGCCTTGCCCTGCCTCGCCGCGCCGCGCCTTGCCTCGCCCGGCCTTGCCGCGCCATGACCAGCCTCGCCGCGCCCCGCCCAGCCCTGCCCCGCCCTGCCGCGCCTCTTTTTGTTTGTCGCCAATCACTCCTGCGAAACCGTTCCGATCTGGATCACATCGCCGTCGGGCGTGACTTTGCAGAGCCCGACCGCGTTTCCGTTTAGCCGTTTCTGGACGAGCGCGAGCAGCTTCGACGCGTCGGCCCGCGAGATCCGCTCGTCGTCCATCGCGTCGAGGATCATGCCCTGGACCGAGACCGGCCCCCGTCCCGACCGCTTGCAGAGCTGATCGTCGGGCCGCGACTTCAGATCGCGGATGTCGGCCTCGCCGATCACGATCATGAAGTCGTCGAGCACGTTCCGAGCGAGGTCGCTACCCATTGGCGAGATCCTCCATCGGCCGGAGTGACGACCCGCGGGCCGAGAATCCCTTCAGGCCTCGATGGTCCTCGCGGCCCAGGAGCTCGTGTCCCCACAGCCACCCGCACAGAATGACGACCTTCGGCACGAGGTACGCGTCTTCGTGTCGACGCGTCACAGCCTGGACGTAGGCGACCTCGTCGCGGACTTTGTCTCTCGCCTGGGTGAGATGGTAGGCGAGCGCGACGGCGATCCCGAGAACCCCGGCGACCTCGGAGCCCTTCACATCGACCGCGGTCCCGTCCTCGAGGAGGCAGTCGGATCCGCCGTCCCCCTTGTCGGGATCGCGGTTCCGTTCCTCTCGAGCGCTCAGCCAGGCGGCGACCCCACCGCTCCCGCGGCTCTCGGCCCATTTGAAGAAGGCCGCCTCGCACGACAGGCCGACGAGCTGGTTCTCGCCGAGCTCGCGGCGGCGGACCGCCGGGTCGTCGAAGATGTCCGACCTGCCCCCGATCATGGCGGCCTGGACGTGTACCAGGATTTCCGCTCGCTCGTAGTCCGTCAGCGTCACTGCTTCGACCGATCGTCCCTGCTCGTCCATGATACGCATCCTTGCCTCCATGTATTGGCCGCGTAACGTGCGGCTCCCGGCCCGTCGCCCGGCTTGTGGAGTTACCGTCGACGAGCTGCTCGCGATACGCGCCTCCTCGAGCTGGGCGGCCCATGCCGCCGCATGATCTCGGCGGCGACCCAGGGCGGGGCGGCGAAATTACCTCTTGCGTCTGACCTTCGACCCGTGAACGAGATCCCTCCTCGCGATCCGCTCCGACTCGCTCCACGACTGGCGGATCCGATTGCATGCCGCCCAGATCTCGAGCGGAGTCGGATCGACCTCGCGATAGTTCTCTCCGCGCTTCCTGCGCCGCTGCTCGTTCATGCCGTGAACTCCTAGAAGGGGATGTCGTCGGGGGCCGAGGCCGCCGCGGCCTTGTCGACGTCCTTCGGGGCCGCCGCCTTCTTCGCCGCCTTCGGCTTGACGAACCGCGAGACGTTCGCGTACGTCCGGCCGTTGGCGGATGTCCGGTGATAGATCTCCGCCCGGACCTCGCGGCCCTCGAGCGCCGTCGGGTCGAGCGACACCTTCCCGCCGGTTTCCTCGCCGAGCGCCTCCGCCAGGCTCCGAGCCAGGCTCGCCCCGGCCGACCCGAATGGGATGTCGACGAAGACGAAAGCGTACGAGCCGTTGACCGGCGAAAGCCTCAACATGAGGAACTCGCCTTCCTTGAACTTGTGGGGGCCTTCGCTCGCGGCCCGGATCTCGAAGTCGTGATCGCCCTCGGGGACGAGCTCACGCTCCTTCCTGGTCGGGTCCTCGGGAATTGTCTCCATGCTCCAATCGGCCATCGGTTTTCTCCTCTTCTGGTGGTTTCTGTTGCGATCCGTAACACACTGGCAACCGCTTCCGCCTCATCCTCCGCCGGACCTCCGCGAGCTCGCCGCGGCCGTCGTGATAGGCCTCAAACTCCATGTACTCGCGGCTGGTCCCGTTGGAGGCCCAGTTCTCGATCCGGTCACGCATTGGCCGCGGCCTCCGGCTCGATCACGGAATGGCGTGCGTTGATCGCCGACTCCAGGGCCTTGGCCTGCTCGTGGTCGAGCTGGCCCTCGCTCTCCAGGACTTCGATCCTGTCGGCGATCTTGCCGAGCGTCCTGACGTCCTTCGCCGTGGCGATGTAGTCCATGACCTGGTCGAAGAGCGGCTGCGGAGGCTCGACGGCCTTCTTCGGCTCGACCCGCACCGCGGGCTCCGGTGCCGACCCGCTCGCCAACCAGTCGCGGAGCTGCTTGCCGAAGTCCTCGCCCGGCTTCTCGATCAGCTTGTCCTGGAACTTCCCGGTCCTGTCCTTGATCACGTTCGCGATGTGGTCCGTCGAGATCTCGATCAGGAGATCGAACTCGTATTCGATCCCCTTGCCCTGCTCGGGCGCGAGGCCGACGCGCTGGGGTGCCTTCCGCCCCTTGCCGTCGTCCACCGTGATCCATTCCGTTTTCGACCGCATCGTCGCGACGATGTGGCCGGGGTAGTCCAGGATGGAGCGGACGAGCTTCCGCTGTAGCGGCGTCCCCTCGCCCCAGGCCGACCAAGTATTCCCCCTGTACTTCGCCTTCGCGAGCTTCTCGACCTCCTCGAGGAGCGATTGCCATCCCTGCGAGAGCGAATCGATCACGAGCACGGGATACCCGGCCTCGGCCGCCTCCTGGACGGCGGCGACGTAGCCGTCGACCGATTGGTCGGCGAGCTCCAGGACATCGAACTCGAACCGGTCGGAATACTTCGACGCGCTGCCGCGCTCGGTGTCGATGAGCGCGACGCGGCCCGTCGGCCCGGCGAGGCCCTTCGCCACCCGAAGACCCGTGTACGTCTTCCCGGCCCCCGACGGTCCGAAGATCGCCATCCGTAGCAGGCTCTGCGCCTTCGTCGCTCTTTTGAATCCAGCCATCTAGTCCTCCTCTTCGTGAAATTGCCGCGCCGCCGATCCGTCGGCGGGCGGCTGGTGGTTGCATCCAATGCCCGCGGGACTCCGCCCGCATCCTCGACGACCGCATCCGGTGCGGCCGCCGTCATCCAGTGAGCGAAACAAAAAGCCGAGATAGAACGCGGCCCCGGCGAGGAAGAGGACCGCGGCCGCGTTCGCGAGCTCGTCGCTCATGCCTCGCCCCCTTCCTGCTCGAGGTAGGGGAGCGCGAGCTCGACGCGCTGCCGTGCCTTCAGGACGAGCGCCGGGTCGATCGCGTACACCCCGGGCCGGACGTGTCGGAGCGAGGCGAGCAGCTCCGACGACGCTCGGACCGCACAAAAGATTCGCGAAAGATGGAACGTACGCGACTGCGCGTCGCTGCCGCCCCATATCAACTTGTGCGATGAACGCGCCACGATCGGGCCTCCTTGCCCAGTCTTAGAAGCGTGAGATGTGCTCCGGTCGGACGACGATCCAGGCTCCGTCGATCTCGATCGCGATGCGACCGGGAGCGGACGACATCACGTACCCCGAGAAACGCTTCCCCGCGTACTCGCCGTTGACCCAGTCGCCGACCGAGGGGAGCGAGTCGCGATTCCCGTAGACCTCGTTCATGCCGTCGACGGCTGCGGCGTATTCGTTTTCGTGGGCGTCCATGCCATGTCTCCTTTTTGCGTTACCTTAAAATCGAAAGCGTGACTTCGGCCAAATCGAAAACCATCCGAGCTATCCGGCCTTCAGCTCCGAGCTGTTGGCCGATGTGGACGAGAACCAGGCATCGAATCGCAGAGTCCCAGTCGATCCGTCTCACAGCGTCCTCCGTGACGTTGGGGGAATGTATTTAGGCGATCTTAAATTCGTCAACCCCAGAATTTTCGGCCGTTTTTCTTTGGGACTTTAGGCGCTTTGCTTTCCGCCTGGTCTGCGTCCGCCGAGCTTGCCGGACTCGCGGAGCTTCTCGCGTTCCGCTGCCAGCCTGCGGATCTCGTCGGCGTCGTAGACGTACACCCGGTCGGAGATCTCCTGCGACCAGATCTGCTCACGCGCCGCCATGATGCGGATGTTCGTCGTCGAGCATCCGTAGATCTCTGCCGCCTCTTCTGTGCCGCACAGATTCCGTCGTGTCTGGATGGACATTCCCATAGCCTCCGCAGGGTATAGTCCGCGGCCGCCGGGTCTATCCGGTCGGCCGGTTTTCATTTCGCCTACCGTGGCGCGAACCGCTCAAGTGTCCACCCCTAAAACGTGGTAATCCCCGAGGGGGGATTGCAACGATTGCAAGTGGCGGGGACAGGAAGTAACCATTCACTGTCCGCATAACCCGGACGACCGGAACAAAAACGACCCGGCCTTAACAGCTAGGGGCCCCGCATGGAAGCGTGACCTATACCCATTTAGAGGAGGTACACGCGATGAATCTCGAAATGTTTTTGACGACGGTCTACGTTCCACTCCGCCTTCGCGGCCGCTCGCCCGAAAGCGTACGTCTGCTCCGTCACGCGATACGGCAGTTTTCTAAATGGCTTGGCCGCGCAGCCGTGCTCGAGGATCTGGACGACCTAGTCGTCTCTCAATGGCTAACGGCGATGGCTGAGAAGAAATCGCCAAACTCCGTAGCCCGCGAGCGGTCCGGAATCCTCGCGCTTTGGAATCTCGCACAAGGCCGCGGCCTCGTGCGGCTCCGTCCGAGCGTTGCCCCGGAGCTCGTACCCCAAAGCGTTCCGCGAGCGTTCACCGTCGACGAGCTGGTCCGCCTGGCTGACTCCGCGAAGTACGCGACGGGATGGGTGGGCCCTGTTGCCGCGGGACTGTTTTTCAGAGCTCTAATCGCGGTGGGACTTGAGACTGGAGAGCGCATCACCGCGCTCTTAAACACGCCCCGTCATTGTTGGCATCGACCGACACTGACGGTCCCGGCCTCAATCAGAAAAGGCAGAAGGCAGGAGCGCGTTTACGAACTTTCGCCGGAGGCCTGCGATCTGGTCGACGCGGTGAGCCGTCATGAGGGGCCGACCGTGTTCTGGTGGATTGCTTCCGGAACTGCCCTTCGGAAACGCTGGAAGACGATCACTAGGCGAGCCGGTCTCGGCGACGGCCGCGACGTTCAGTTCCACGCCCTGCGGCGGTCGACCGCGTCGCACCTGGCGGCCGCGGGCCTCGACGCGACAGCGTACCTCGGACACTCGACGGACAGAATCACGCGGCGGAGTTACCTCGACCCGCGCGTCGTCGACTCCGCGCGCCCGAAGGCCTGGGAGTCTATGCCTCGCGTGTTCAGGAGAGACCCGGAGCCACCGGCGCAGTCGGCATAATCGCGCCGGTTTGAAATCCAGTCCCCGAACTTGGCGAATGTTGGAATCCGGTCCTGAGTAATCCGCACGACTGCTACGAGCTGGCCTTCGTCCGCTTGAGCAGGCAGCGGAGCGTGTCGGTGATCGGAAGGTAGTCCTCTGGCATCGCCTCGTCCTCGACGTTAGGAGACCCAATCCAGCCGATAGCCTGCTCGATCGCCTCCCGCTCCGCGTCGGTAAGCGTGGCGTCCAGCGTCACCGTCACGGCACCGCCGCACACCGACATCGTGGCATCCTGTTCCGCAAGGCGGCGGATGGCGAGACGCAGCCGCTCGATCTCATCCGCCGCGGCCGTGAGCAGGGCCGACCGATCGATCGCCCGGCACTGTGTCACGCTCGCCCGGAGCTGCTCGACGATGTCGCTCATGGCTGGGCCTCGCACTCGGCGAGACAAGCCGCGTACCCGGCGAGGTCGATCGTCGTGTCTGGATTCGGCGCGTCGCCCTGCGCCCTGGCGAGCTTGTCGATCATCATGATCGCCGCCCAGTCCCCAGGGGTGAGCGGCTCGCGGAGCTTCTTCGCGAAGATCGCGTTCACCGCCGCGACGGTCCGGCCGAAGTGTTCGCGGGGCGGGCCGTAGGTCGCGGACCGTTGGCCGATGGTCGTCTTCACCGTGTCGAGGAAACGGTCGGCGACCGACGTTCCTCCCTGGCGATTCGTGTCGCTCATGGATGCCTCCAGTGTGTCGATGAGATGGATCACATAGGAGGCTAGCGTCCCGCTGGTTCCTGTCCATGCACCCGCGAATCGCCGCGCGTAGCGTTCGGCTTGGGCGATCTGCTCGGGGGACAGGATCACGAGCTGCTCCGCGGAGGCCCGCTCACGCCCCCGGCGCGACCGGCCACTCGCTCTCTGGCCGCATCACGACCGAGCGGCTCGCCGCGTCCCAGTATCCACGACCCTTGTTGAGCGCGTCGGCATCGGAATCCAAAAGAGGAACGGCAACAAATTTAGACGGCATCGGATCGGCAATCACTGTGCCGATTGAATAAGCCTCGCCCGTGTCAACGTGGACAATTACGAACCAGTTCATCGGTACGGAATACCTATTATTACGACTTGGACGTTTCCGGGGCCTGAGGCCATATTGTGCGCCACCGATAGCCGCGTCCCGGCGGGAATGTGCCGTGAGACTAAAGCCATTGGGAAATTCTGGTTTTGCAACGGGTACACGTTGCCGCTTGCATTCTGCTGGAAGTCGGTTGATCCTATTGCAACTTCCGAACCAGAAGTGCCACTCGCCAGCGTCAATCGAAACGTTCCAGCGGTTCCCGATGTTGTCGCGTTT